CGAACAATGCCGGGTTACAAGTTGGTGACCAGTGTGTTCGGCCTGACCGCCCTTTTGGTGGTTTGGCGCGGACCGGCCATGTTCAGTCAAGCCCTCCGCTCCGCGCGCGTGCGCTGGCACGGCTCCCGTCTCCTGTCCACGGATGACCGGGACGAGATCGTCGATGCCATCACGAGCGTCAGGCTCACGAAGAGCCGACCCCAGGCAGACAACCCGCACGCTGAGGCGGCCGCTGCTCGGACGTCAGTCGTCCGACGCCTGCAGGCCGTCCTGACCGTCGCGGGACTCAAACCGTACTACATTTCGATGAGTCGGTCGGAGATCCGCCGGGGAGAAGATGGAGAACGAGACTACCATCAGCCCAAGGACCTCGTTTCTTACGACGAGAGTCTGCGCCGAGGAGAGTCCCGGAGTCCGGGACAGGCGCTAGTCCTTGTGGACGTTCTTGACCACCTTTCGGAGGTCGAGTTCAACGAACTGCTGGCCCGCGGCCAGGTGATCGTCGCTTACGATTACCTGATCAACAAACCGGCCGGAAAAGTCCCAAATGGACGCTACGCATACAAGCGCCGTGCAGGCGCCTGGGTCTTCGCGTACCCCGACTCCAGTTACGAGCAAGCCGTATGGCATGTTCCCGCAGAGCTCACTTTTGGGCTCTCGTGGGATGGTGCTGTGCTGCATCAGACTCGGACGGTTGTCCACGCAGACTCGGGCCGCATTGAACGGTGGTTCATTCCGGTGCGCAAGCTCAATTGGGCAGAGTACCTGTTGTGGCGCGCGGAACTCGCGCCGTACTCACCTGTTCGCCGCGTTCCTGAACAAGTGGGGCCCTACAACGTCATGACCAGCTTCGAAGTGGTGGATGGAGAGACCGTTCTTCAACACCACGCGGTGCGTGACGGGAGCTTCACCTGTTACACGCTCGACGACACGTCGCTCAGTGCACTTTTGGTGTACCGGGACGGCGTGGCCAAGCCGAGCCCAGGCGGCGCCGCAGTCGCTCTGCGTCAAGGGGGAGATGCCCACGATCGCACGACGATTGCAGCATGGCTGGAGATCATCAGCATTGGCTACGTGCAGAAGACGGTGACGCTGAACAGCGCGCCGTTTGTCCCGCGCGAGGCTCGCTCGTACACGCTGTACCCGGCAGCTTACGAAGACGATGAGCCGCCGATGTCCCGCCAGATCATGAACAACATTGTGAGCGCGAATCTCACGCCCAAAAACACCCCAGGAAACCAGCTGGCCGCCGGCGTTAAGCGGCTGGTTGAGGTGCGCACGGCGCCGACACTGACGCCCTTCATTACCAAGGTGATGGAGGAGTTTGTCATGCTGTTGGTGCCTGACGGCCTTCGCGGCCAGGGAACCATTGCGACGATCGAAGAGGTGATCGACGCGCAACCGGATCCGAGCCGCGCCCGTCGCCTTTTCGAGGCGAGCGAGGAAACGGTCACTCCGACCGCCGAAGCCATCTTCGCGTTTCTGAAGCGCGAGGCGTACGGCACGGCCAAGGACCCGCGCATCATCTGTCCGTTCAGCCAGCATATTAAGCTGGTCTGGTCGGCGGTGCTCATGGGGCTGGAGCAGACGATCAAATTCGGTGCTTCGGGGTACACGACGACGGAGTTGTCTCCGCCGTTCTACGCGTCAGGGGTCGCACCCGCGCAAGTGACGGGACGTGTTGCCGAAATCATGTCCCACGCCGAGAACGGTGTTCTCGAGACCGACCTGCATCGCATGGACGGTACAAACAACATCGTGACCCGCACGCTTGAGCGCATGCTCATCCGCGCGGTGTTTGCCGGTGAAGAGCTTGAGATGGCCATGGAGTGGCACAAGCTCGCGTACAACAACAAGATCCGCCTCGGGCCGTGGGTCTTCGACCAGATGTACGCACGGGCATCCGGTGAGCGTGGTACGTCGTTCTTCAACACGACGATCACGGCGTTCACATCGTTCCTGGGCTTCCGCATGGATGGCATGTCGGCGGCTCGGGCATACGCTCGTCTGGGAGCATACTGCGGAGATGACGGCATTACCCCAGACCTGTCGGTGGAGACGTTCACACGCGCCGCTGAGGCGACGGGCCTTCGGCCCGAAGCGACTTTCCGCGCGCGCGGTTCGATCGTCGAGTTCCTTGCCCGCCTCCACGGAGGTGAGGTTTGGTACGGCGAGCCGAATAGCATGTGCGATCCGTACCGGGTGCTGCAGGGCCTCCCGGTTACCGCGAACAAGACCGCCAGTCCAGCAGAACTCATCGGGGCCAAGTGCTACGGCCTCGTTGCGTCAGACCTCCACACGCCGGTGATCGGAGAATTGGCGCAGTACCTACTGCAGCAGACGCTCGACGGGAGGATGCCCGACGAGCGCCTACTCGCCTACTCGGCACGCATGGCCCTCACAGGAGGTGCGTACGTGAACTTCCATGCCGATTGGATGGAAGAGGTGATTGCTGAGCGCCTTGGCCACTTGGGGGTCGAGGCGATCAGCGAGCACATCCGGAACCGAGGCGAATGGTCGCAGTTCCCAACGCTCGAGGAAGAGTCCCCTCCCAAGGCCAAGGTTGAGGCCGTGGTTGACGGGGAGCACTTCGACGGAGAGACACGCGACGAAGGAGAAGAGATCCTACGCAGCAGTGGGAAGGCGGCTTCCAAGAAGAAGCAGCCAAGCGCGGGGGTGAGCCGGCGAGTTTGCCGGCACTTCCTCGAAGGCAAGTGTGATTGGGGCGACAAGTGTCGCTTCGCCCACACGAACCAAAACAATGGCGCGACGACTTGCGCCGACGACCGTGCCGGGTCGTCGGCGTAAGCCGTCGTTCCTTGCCCCCGGCTGATCACCGGGGGCACCAGTGGGTGCGGGGCGTACGGCACATCGTCCCGCCGAAAATCAGTCAAGATGACACGCATCAGTCGCAGTCGCAACAACCTTGGACCTCGCATGAACGGCGGTTCTGCCGCCCCTGTGGCGGTCAGTTACCAGTCGCGGAACACACGTCCGGTCTTCCGGCCGGGGCGCGATCATACGGTCGTGGAGCACACGGAGTTTCTTGGGACCATCACCAATGAGACCACGGGCTTCGAGATCTGCTATGACAAGCGCCTGAACCCGGGCCTGGAGGACACGTTCCCGTGGCTTCACAAGACGGCCGAGAACTGGGAGTTCTACTCGGTTGACCGAGCTGAAGTACAGCTCGTGTCACGCACGCCTACCAGTGTCCCAGGCTCTGTGGCGCTGTTCGTGGACTACGACTCGAAGGACAAGGATCCGACGAGCATGGAAGAGTTCATGAACAACTACGGAGCCATCTCATCGTCGGTCTGGGACGGACCGACCATGAAGCTGGAGTACGAGGGCATGCACCCGATTGGGAACTTCAAGTTCATCCGCCACGAGGCGGACAGCGGCGACGCGCGCCTGTACGACGTCGGCCGTCTGCGCATTGCGTTCGACGGCGTGACCCAGGGCGCTGAGGCCGCCGTCATCGAGATCTACGTCAAGTACAAGGTCAAGCTCTACCTGCCGCAGCGGCAGACGGAACCGAAGTTCAAGTTGCTCTGGGATGGGCAGCTCGAGAACAACGTTGACATCGTCAGCGCTGCGACGGTCCCGATTGGAGGGAGCGTTGTACCACTTGATGTGCGCACTGACAAGTCCGAAGTCGACATCAGCATTGACACGAGTGGCAACATCACGGCCCCCGAAGGGAAGTATCTGTTCGAGACCATCGTGAACATGGGCGTCGTCTCGTCCGGTCTGTACGCATTCCGGGCGTTGCTGAACGGCGTCGTGATTCGCGAGGAGCAGAAGCAGCTCATCGGTGGTGACCATGACACGATGTACGTCTGGTTGCCTGTCGTGCTGAAGGCGACGGATTCGCTGAAGTTCGTCGTTGACATGATCGGCGCTGGGACCATCCAAGCGCTGGGCACCTACATGACAGCGACCCTCGAGACCTGAAGTCTGGTCTAGGCGAGACCCTGTGTTGAAAACCACGCATCCACAAACGTAAGAATAGGTCTGATCACCCGCTAGTGAG